GCGATAAAGATAAAATATGGGGAGAGCGCAGTTAAGAACCCTAGGTCTGATTGGGATGAGAGCAAAGAGAAAGAGTATTTACAACAACTTAAGACCCTTACGACCAAGCAAAACAAAATACAAGAAAAGAAAGATAAGGTTGAGGTCGACGGGTTTTTTGTTTCTAAAAAACTACTTACTAGGGATGCACAGAGAGATTGCCCAGTTTGTGAAAGATACTCATTTAAAATTAAAGACGACCTTTATATGGCAAAATATGATTGTTGTTATGGTTGTTTTGTGGAGCACGTAGAAGACAGAGAAGAAAGATGGGTAGCGGGCTGGCGACCAGAAAAAACTCAAGGAGAAGAATAGATGTCGCAAGAAACACTAGACGTAGTTAGAGGGATCGCACAGGCAGCGGCCAATGCCTATGACGGAGCCTTTGACAGTAACGGAGACCCGATCAAGGTCGGTATGAAGAGAGAAGAAGGCCACCCGGTGTTAAATTCGAGGGTTATGGATGGATTCAAAGTGAAAGTGTGCGGTAAACAACTTACAGTCAACTACCAGGCGGAGATTAAACTTACCGATGTCCACAACTCAAAGTTTGAATCGGATCTAGAACAAACTATTGCAGATATAGTAAGCTGGCTAAAGAAAGAATATAAGAAAATAACAGGTAGTACTTTAGCTCTTACCGATGCTGGCGAAGTCGACGCTATTGTTCAGAGTACCTCTAGGGTTAGAGTGTTCGTCAACGCTTCTAAACAATATAAGATTGGAGGCATGGAAGGTGTAGAAGACAAGCTTCAACCGAGCGAGGATTCTGTACAAAAGAATTTTAAGGACTTTCTAGAACAAGGTGGCCTGGGTTCAAGAGACTCTAAAAACGTTACAAACTAAGAGTTTAAGATGTCACACGAGTTAACAAAGAAAGAAATAGTCTCTGAAATTGTCAAGGCCGGGAAAGACCCGGCCTATTTCATTAATAGCTACACGAAGATTTCCCACCCCATGAAGGGGCTAATTCCTTTTAAAATATTTGATTATCAGGAGGAGTTGCTTACAAGCTTTAATGATCATCGATTTAATGTAATATTGAAAGCACGACAATTAGGGATCTCGACAGTTACGGCAGCCTATATCGTTTGGTTGATGATGTTCCACAAGGACAAGAACATTCTTGTCATCGCAACGAAGTTCGGAACAGCCGCCAACCTAGTGAAAAAGGTTAAGCATATGATCAGAAACCTCCCTTCTTGGATTATGATAACTGATATCTCTGTCGACAACCGGACATCGTTTGAACTATCCAATGGATCTCAAATTAAGGCTTCTTCAACAAGTGGAGATGCGGGTCGGTCGGAAGCACTCTCCCTGTTGGTTATTGATGAGGCCGCCCACGTAGAGGGGCTAGAGGAACTATGGACTGGACTATATCCAACTCTATCAACCGGTGGCCGCTGCATCGCCCTCTCTACCCCTAATGGTGTCGGAAACTGGTTTCACCAAGCCTTCACTGCGGCGTCGGAAAAGACTAATAAATTCTATCCTACAACTCTTCCATGGGACGTACATCCGGATAGAGATCAAAACTGGTTTGAGGAAGAAACAAAGAATATGTCGGCCCGACAGATTGCGCAGGAGCTACTGTGTAACTTCAACATGTCTGGCGAAACTGTTTTTAATCCGGAGGACCTACAGTTGATTGAGATGGGGACGAGTGAACCAAAATACAAAACCGGGTTTGATAGGAATATTTGGATTTGGAAGGAATATAGTCGGGAAGAAACTTATATGATCTCCGCTGACGTCGCAAGAGGTGACGGTAAAGATTATTCAACTTTCCATATTTTTAATACTGAAACCATGGAATTGGTCGCTGAATATCGGGGTAAATCGACTCCTGACATATTCGCAAACGTGCTTTTTAATATTGGGAAGGAGTTTGGGGATTGTCTTCTGGCGGTCGAAAACAACTCTGTTGGATGGGCCGTTATAACCAAACTGGAGGAAATGCAGTATCCAAACCTCTATTATGCTAGGAAGGCTAGCCATGAATACGTTGATGCCCTAGTTGCGGAATCTTCTAGAAACACAATCGGTGGGTTCACGATGTCCAGGACGACGCGTCCATTGGTGATAGCTAAGTTCGAGGAGTTTATACGCAATAAACTAATTAAAATAAACTCTAATAGGCTGTATAATGAAATGAAAACATTTGTTTGGCAAAACGGGAAAGCGCAAGCGATGAAAGGTTTCAATGACGACTTGATAATGGCGTGTGCCATTGGATGTTGGATCAGGGACTCGGTCTTCTCAACAAATGTGAGAAGCGAAGACTATCAGAAGGCGTTTTTGAGCGCGATGACGAGGACGGACACGAAAATGAATACGACAATACCGGGTATGATAGGGTATAGACCTATTAAAGACAACGACGAGAAGCTAGAGAACGAGCAGTTTAGCTGGATTTTAAAGGGATAAGAAATGCAGAACAGACACATCAAAAAAAATAATCCAAGGAATGCCACAAGTGAGCTATTCAAGAGATTAACCCGTCTTTTATCGGGCCCCGTAGTAGATCGAAGACGAGAGGCCCCACGAAGAAATAAAAGACGTCACCTAGATAAGTTCGAGTTCACTTCCGCGTCGGGTCAACAGTTCAAGAAATCTAGTTACAACCCCTATGAAGCGCTTCAACTAGATTTTATGGCTACGCAGAGCCGCCTGGACAGGTATGTAGACTTTGATCAGATGGAATACACTCCTGAGATCGCATCGGCTCTGGATATTTACGCAGATGAGATGACAACTTCAAACGCGTTCCACCCTATGCTGAGAATAAAGACACACAACGAAGAAATCAAGGGAGTCCTCGGCACACTATACAACGATGTGTTGAACGTAGAGTACAGCCTCTTTGGTTGGTGTCGGACGATGTGTAAATATGGCGACTTCTTCTTATATATTGACCTTGATGAGAAAGTCGGTATTAAGAACACCATTGCACTACCTGTTGGGGAAGTAGAGAGGTTAGAGGGAGAAGATAAAAACAATCCGAATTATGTTCAGTATCAGTGGAATTCGGGGGGGATGACTTTCGAGAACTGGCAACTGTCACACTTTAGAATTCTTGGAAATGACAAATTCACACCCTATGGTACGAGCGTGCTAGACCCGGCAAGAAGAATCTGGAGGCAGCTTGTCCTTTTAGAAGATGCCATGATGGCTTATCGAATTGTGAGGTCCCCTGAACGAAGGGTATTCTACATTGATGTAGGGAATATAGCCCCCCCGGACATAGAACAATACATGCAGAAAGTTATGACTCAAATGAAGCGCAACCAGTTGGTGGATTCTTCTAGCGGTCGCGTGGACCTAAGATATAACCCGTTGAGTACGGAAGAGGATTACTTCATACCGGTGAGGGGAGACACCTCCTCGAAGATCGAGACTCTCCCTGGTGGAACCTACACCGGAGACATCGATGATGTGAAGTACCTCCGGGACAAGTTATTTTCTGCTTTAAAAATCCCGTCCTCCTACCTTTCCAACTCTGAGGATGGTGCGGGCGAGGATAAGACCACACTCGCACAAAAGGATGTCCGGTTCGCAAGGACAATCCAGAGGTTGCAGAGATCAATTATAGCAGAGTTGGAGAAAATAGGCATAATCCACCTTTATACCCTCGGTTACCGAGGCGCTGATCTGATTTCATTTAAGTTACAACTAAATAATCCGTCTAAGATCGCCGAATTACAAGAATTAGAGCAATGGAGAACAAAATTTGACGTTGCGAACGGAGCCACCGACGGGTATTTTAGCAAGCGTTGGATCTCGGAGCACCTGTTCGGTCTCTCGGAAGATGAGCTTATCAGAATGCAGAGAGAGATGTTCTTTGATAAGAAGTTTGAAGCTGCTTTGGAGGTAGCCTCCCAAGATGTAGCAGAAGAAGGCGGAGGCTTAGAGGGCCTTGGTGACAGTGGAGGAGCCCTCGGGGGGCCGTTCGGGGATGAAGGCGGCCTCGGAGACTTAGAAGGTGGGGAGGAGCTAGAGGACGCTGGCGCTGACGCTGAATTAGAAGGCGACCAAACATTATTGGCGGAGCCGCCAAGTCCGGAAGCCCCTGCAAAGAGGGACTCGAATGCAATATCATCGAAAGGGAAAAGATACGAACCGGAGATCAATCAAAGAAGCATGGGTGGTCGTGCAAATTCGTGGAAGGCGTCTGTTGGGCATAGGTTAACTAAATCGAACAACTCCAATATAAACAAGGGTCACCAAGAGTTATTGGGACTCACGAGGCTTTCAGAAGGTCAGGATTCTATTTATAAAAAGGAAGAAGATCAAATTTTTGCGACTAGCCACGAACTTAAACAGCTTTTGGAAGGGTTAGAAGGTAATAAGGAAAAAGAAATATTATGAAACTTAAACATAATAAAAAGAGGAATACCGCTTTTATTTTCGAAGCACTCGTTAAAGAGATGACTAAGAGTGTCATAAAGAAAAACGATAACAAGAAAAAGCAAATTGCGTTTATTATCAAAGAGCACTTTAAGAGTAGTTCCATCTTAGGGAAAGAACTAAAACTATACCAAGCAGTAATAGAAGAAGACGGGTTTTCGTCGGATCAGGCAGCCCAGAGATTACTCCAGGAAGCTAAAAGACAGTACGATAAATTGGACAGAAAAGAAATTTTTGAGGAGCAGAGCCACGTAATAAGCAAGATTAATAAACTACTTTCAAAAGATGTGTTCCTGAACTTCGTCCCGAACTACAAAAGCCTGGCCACGATATACCAGATCTTTAATCAGCAGATGCCACCTAAGAACAGACTTGTCTTAGAGGGGACCCTCGTAGAAGACATTGTTCGGAATGCAAAGAGCGTGGCAAACAAGATTCCGGGAGATTCTATTGTCTTTAAGAACTTCGTTAAAAAGTTTAATGCCGAGTACTCCGGAAAACTTTTTGAAGAGCAGCGAATTCTTTTGAGTAATTACATTACTTCTTTTGTAGACAACGGAGTTGATTTTAAAATTTTCATGAACGAAGAACTAGGGCGACTTAAAAAAGAGTTGTTCAGAGCGAAGGAATTGCAAGAACTAGAAACCAATGGAGATATGCTTCAAAAGACCGAGAGAGTCTTGGAGTTTGTAGAATCGTTCAAGGAAAAAGAATTGGACGAACAATCAATAGAAAAAATCCTTAAAATCCAAAAATTAGTGAGGGAACTACAAACAAATGGCGATTAATGTTACAATAAATGGTGGTTCCGGCTTACTGTCGGCCCCTGGCATGGAGTCTCCCCCCGAGAAGAAGCCTGTGGTGGCGACTAGAGAACTAAAAATACGAAAGACTCTGGGTGGGGATCTCGTGATTTTCGACCATAGAGACATAGACATTGTTGTAATGCCGGAAAAAAATAAGATTGTTTCTTTTGCTAAAGAAACATACACGGATGAGGTTTATCACTCTTCTGACCGCCTTTTTAAATTTCTAACTGATAGAGGGATCATAGCCAGGGAGAGTATTCAAGGCGGGAATGTATATTCGTCAATAGAAGCACAGATAGAAGAAACCCAGGAATACAACACAACGCAGCTTGTGCTTCTTACTATCGCGAACTTCCTGAATGAAGAGAAGCCCTACCTGGAGTTCGAAGACGACGTTGAAGAAGCATATGAGGAAAGGATGACAGACCCAAGCCACGAGGAATCGAGCGAGTTTGACCCCCGACGGCATTCTAGAGAGAAGGGGACTGTTAGCAAAGCTCCACATCGCGGACTATACACTAACTATACCTATTAGCGGGGGTCCATGATGGAAATACTATTTTTTATTCTTTGTGCTTACGGCCTTACCCAAATTCTTGTCTATGGGAGCATCTTCAATTTAGTACGCCCAACACATGGTTGGTTTGGAGAATTATTTAAGTGCCCAATGTGTGTGGGCTTCTGGGTTGGCGTTTTTCTTTTCGGTATTAACAAGTACACGGAACTATTTAACTTTGAATATAATTTAGTGAATCCGTTTTTGCTCGGATGCCTAAGTTCCGGGACATCCTATGTGTTAAACATGGTCTTCGGAGATCACGGCGTGAGAACGGAAAACAAAACCAGGAGCCAATGATGAGAAAAAGAAACATACCGAAAGTAAGGCGCTGCTGCAAGGGATCGTAACTGTGTCAAAACAACTCTTACAAGAATATTTTCAACTTTGCCCCGACGGCGTCTGTGCTTTGGACACTCTAACGGAGTCCGAAGTAAAAAACATGAATAATGGTTCGGTTTACCTTGTTGGCGTTTGCCAAAAGGCCGGGACTAAGAATGGGAATGGAAGAATATATAACAAAGCTACTCTGCAAAGAGAGGTGGAGTCATACCAAAAAGCCATTCGTGAAAAACGAGCATTAGGGGAGCTTGATCACCCTGACGATAGTGTCATCAATTTAAAAAATGCCTCACATTTGGTAAATAAAATGTGGTGGGATGGTGACAGCGTCATGGGGAAGATCGAAGTTCTTGAAACTCCTTCTGGCAATGTCTTAAAGGCATTGCTCAACTCCGGCGTGAAGCTCGGTATCTCTTCAAGAGGCCTTGGCTCCGTTACAGAGTCAAGTGGAGTGACGATGGTCGAGGATGATTTTCAGCTTATCTGTTTTGATATTGTGTCTGAACCCTCGACCCCCGGTGCCTATTTGAACCCTTCTATGAACAGTGAGAAAGCAGCGGACCTAGGCATCTATATAAACGAGCGAAAAGAGATGTCGAAGACAGATATAATTAATGAAACCTTAGACGACATTCTAGGAGGAATACTATAATGGAAGATTCTATTAACCAATTGATGAAAGAAGAGATTGACCAACTAGAAGAAATCGATATGTTCGGGAAGAAAGCTGCGACAGCGGCACATGATAAAGCGATGAAGACAAGGCATGATGATTTAGCTGATATACACAATCGTCTAAAAGACGCTTTGGGTGACCCCAACAAATTACAACGAGTCGCTAGCGACATAATAAAAGACTTGGCGCTCAAGTTTAGACTTATGGATCGATAATGAAGAAGAGCGAATTAAAAAAGGTTCTCAAGCCTTTAATCAAAGAATGTATTAAAGAGTGCATATTCGAAGACGGTGTATTGTCCGGGATTATCAAAGAGGTAGCCCGTGGCATGGCGGGAAATGTCGTCATGGAGGCAGCAGCCTCACCTAAGCCTTCCACCAACGCTGAACAAGCGCAATTAGAGGAAGAGTATGAAATGCAGAGACAAGGGAGAATTAAAAGACTCAACGAGAACGCAGCCCAACAGTTTGGTGTGGATATTTTTGAAGGCACAAAACCTGCCGCCCCGGAAACTTCGGGAGCCGGAGGACTAACGGGGGTTGCACCAGACGATAAAGGCGTTGACATCGACGGTATCATCGGGCTTGCTCGTGGCAAGTGGAAAAATTTAATCTAGGAGTTGATAATGGGTCACCCCATAAATGTAGAAGTTACATTGGACGAAGTTAAAGGCAATGTAGCGAGAATGATTAAGAAGTTTATAAAAAAGTCTAAGAAGGCTCGCGTTATTGAAGAATACAAAGAAAGAATGTATTTCATAAAGCCTTCAAAAAAGCGAA